CTAAGTTTATTAATGGTGCAGAACCTGGAATGATTGTTAATAGTGTGACTAAGGAACTTCATGATGGGGCAAAAGGTATAAATGTTATACCAGTCCATTATGAAAGACAATATGTCGAATGGCAGGATAGAGGTACTACTAGCAGTGGTGCTCCTGTTGCAATACATAGTGCAGATAGCGATATTGTGAGTACAACTACTCGCGATAAATCTTGGAAGGATAGATTACCAAATGGTAATTATCTGGAAAATACGGCTAATCACTTTGTAATTCTTATGGGTAAAAGTCCATCAACAGCTTTGATTTCTATGAAAGCTACTCAATTAAAAATTAGTAGAAAATGGAATTCAATTATGATGGGTCTTAAACTTCAAGGTAAGAATGGCATGTTCACACCGCCAACATATAGCCACATTTATAATCTAAAAACTGTTCAAATGTCTAATGACAAAGGAACATGGTTTGGATGGGATGTGTCTAAAGTTGGACCCGTTTCAGATAAAGGTGTTTATGCAATTGCTAAAAATTTTGCTGAAAAAAATAGCAAAGGTTTAGTAAAAGTTAAACATGGATCTGATGAATCTAAAACGGATTCCCCATATTAATCATCTAACGTAAGTTAGATTCCTAGGATTGGGCGTGGAAGCAAGCGTGGAAGCGCCCAAGACAAAATATGATAGAAAGATTTAAAAATATATTTCAAGGATTAGAGCGTGCACGTGGTGTCACTTATGTGGATAAGAAAAGTGCTGATGGACAAAAAATAAAAGGTAGATCATTTGTTCAAAGAGAGCCAGTTACAGATGAATTATGGAGCAATCATTTACAAGGCATTGAACCAAGTCTTGGAATTATTCCAATTACAGATGAAAATAAATGTCAATGGGGTTGTATAGATGTAGATTCTTATGCAGGTTTCGATCATTTAAAATTAATTAATAAAATTAAATTATTAAAATTACCATTAATAGTTTTTAGATCCAAAAGTGGGGGCGCGCATATATTTTTATTTACAGCAGTTCCAGTTGAAGCAAAATTAGTTAGAGATAAGCTTTTATCTATTAGTGCAGTGTTAGGTTATGGTGGATCAGAAATTTTTCCAAAACAAATAGAATTAAAATCAAAAGATGATACAGGAAACTTTTTAAATTTACCATATTTTAATGGAGACGATACAACAAGATATGCATTTAAAGAAGATGGCACAGCAGCAAGTTTAGAAGAATTTTATAAGATCTATAATAATGTAAAACAACTAGATGTTGGTCTTATAAAAGTAGAGAGGCCCGAATCAGAATTTTCTGACGGGCCTCCATGTCTAGAATCAATAACACAATCAGAAATCAAAGATGGAAGAGATAGAATTGTTTATCAATATATACAATATGCAAAAAGAAAGTGGCCAGAAAATTGGCAAGGGAAAATAAATGCTTTTAATTATAAATACTTTAATAAACATCCAGAAGGTCCTTTAGATGATAGAATTATACAAGGGAAAATAAAATTTAATGATGGAAAAGATTTAGGGTTTAAATGTAATGAAGATCCAATGTGTAATCATTGTGATAAAAAATTGTGTAGAACTAGACAATTTGGTGTGGGTGGAGATTCAGTATTTCCTGTGTTATCCGATCTACAAAAAGTTATGTTAGATGAGCCTTACTATTGGGTTAATGTCGACGGAGATAGAGTAAAATTAGATAGTATAGATTATATAATGGAACAAAGATTATTTAGAAGAACTGTTGCAAAACAAACAAATAAAAAACCACTTAGAATTACGATAAAAGAATTTGAAAAATACACAGACTTATTATTACAAGGAGTTGAAGAAGTAGCGGCTCCTATTGGATCATCAAAAATAGATCAATTAAAAAATCATTTAGAAGATTATTGTATACAACGATCAATTGGATCAGTTGTTAAAAAAGATATTTTAAACGGAGCTGTTTATACTGAAGATGATAAACATGTTTTTATATTTCATCGATTCTTCCATGGACATTTAGTTAAAAAGAAATGGAAAGAAGACTATCAAGTCACACAACAAATGTTAAAAGAGCATTGTGGTTGTGCAGAAGCAAGAATTTACATTAGTAAAAAACGTCCAAGTGTAATGATGGTTGAGGCTTATGAAAAAGATAAACCAGAAGATAAATTTGATAAAAAGAAATTAAAAGAAGAGGCACCATTTTAATGAAGTTAAGGTGTTTTATAGAAAGTTGTATTGATGTAGGTAGCGGCCTAATTTTAGCCATCGCCATCCAGTTGTTAATTTTTCCATTCTTTGGGCTGTATCCAACTATTTTAGATAGTTTAGGAATAGCATTAATATTCACTGTAGTTTCGATTATTAGATCAGCTATATGGAGAAATTTTTTTAGGAGGATTAGGTAATGAGAGATTTATTATTTTTAACAATACTAACTGCCATGTGGATATTTTTAACATTATGAAAACAATAGTATTAGGACCACCAGGTACAGGAAAGACCCATACTTTATTAGAGCAAGTTGAGAAATATTTAAAGAATACAGATCCAGATAAAATAGGTTATTTTGCTTTTACTAAAAAAGCTGCAAATGAAGCTAAAGCAAGAGCAATGGATAAGTTTAATTATACAGAAGATGATCTTCCTTATTTTAGAACTCTACACTCATTGGCTTTTAGAAAACTTGGAATTAATAAAGATCAAGTTATGCAAAAAAGACATTATGAAGATTTAGGTAGAAAATTAAATTTATTTCTAGATTATAATGAATACGATGAAGAAGAAACAGGTATATTTACAACTAAAAGTGATTATCTTCGATTAATTCATTTAGCTAAACTTAGAAATATTACATTAGAACAACAAATAAAATTAGGAGAACATAATACAGAAGTTGATTATGATACTCTTGTTCACTTAGAGCAGAAAATAAAAGACTACAAAAAACTTCATAATTTAATTGATTACAACGATATGATTTTAGATTTTAATAAATCAGATAAAACACCAAAATTTGATGTTGTATTTATTGATGAAGCACAAGATTTATCATTAATGCAATGGGATATGGCTAAAACTATTTGGAATAAAACAGAAGACACTTTTATCGCAGGTGATGATGACCAGGCTATTTTTAGATGGGCTGGAGCAGATGTAGATTCTTTTATAACACAAACAGGAAAATTATTAAATTTAACTCAATCAAGAAGAATACCTAGAGCGATTCATGACTTTGCTTTAGGAATAATTAAACGTGTTTCTAAAAGAAGGTATAAAGAATGGGGCCCAAGAGATTATCAAGGTTCATTAAATTTTCATGATGATATTAAAGGTTTAAATATGTCTTCTGGAGAATGGCTAATATTAACTAGAACAAGACATATGTTAGAAGATGTAGAAGAAGAAATGAAAGAAAGAGGCTGGTATTTTGAAAATAGATTTAAAAAACTTCCAGAAAAAGATGCGGCAGAAGCTGCAGCAGAATGGGAAGCAGGGAGAAAAGGACAACCATTAAACTATAAACAAATCGAAAGAATATATAGTTTTATGAGTTCAAATCATGCGGAAAAAATAAAATTAAAAGGTATGACTAAAGAAGGTCTCCAAGATATTTCTACTCTTAAAAAAGATTATGGATTAAAAACAGATACCGTTTGGTATAAAGCGTTTGATGATCTAGGTTTTAGAAGAAAGAATTATATAAGAAGTATGAGAAGAAATGGTGAAAACTTAAAAAATAAACCAAGAATTCAATTATCTACTATACACAGTGTAAAAGGTGGTGAAAGAAATAATGTAGTTTTATTAACCGATCTTACTCACAATACAAATAAATCATATTTAAAAAACCCAGATGATGAAACGAGATTATTTTATGTGGGTGCAACAAGAACCAAAGAAAATTTACATATTATAAGACCTAATGATTATGAAAAGGCATACCCTATGGAGAATTTATGAGTAAAGTATATAAACGACAAGTAGGAGGATCTCATTATTCTTCCATGGTTATTCAACCATCAGAATTTATAAATAAAAATAATTTGCCCTTTGCAGAAGGAAACGCGATTAAATATTTATGTCGTCATAAGCAAAAGGGACAGAAACAAGATTTGGAGAAAGCAATTCATTATTGTCAAATGGCAATTGATCGTGATTATCCAGATAAAAACAAACCAAAGGAACAAAATGATACAAGTACCACTATTTAAACCACAAACAGAATGGCTGCCACCAGAAGACTTTCCAGATCTATCTAAACATGATGAGATAGCAATTGACCTAGAGACCAAAGATCCAAATTTAAATATTAGAATGGGATCTGGTGCGGTGGTTGGTGTAGGAGAAGTTGTTGGAATAGCTGTCGCTGTTACAGATTGGTCTGGTTATTATCCAATTGCACATGAAGGTGGTGGTAACATGGATCGTAAAAAAGTCTTGAAATGGTTTCAAAATGTACTAAGTACACCATCAACAAAAATTTTCCACAACGCCATGTATGACGTTTGTTGGATCAGAGCATTAGGTTTAAGTATTAACGGTAAAATAGTCGACACAATGATAGCCTCGGCTTTGGTTGATGAAAATCAAATGCGTTATGACTTAAACAACTGCAGTAAAAGATACACTGGAAAAGGAAAGAATGAAACAGATTTATATGCAGCCGCACGTGATTGGGGGGTTGACGCCAAGGCAGAAATGTATAAACTACCTGCCATTTATGTCGGCGCATATGCAGAAAAGGATGCCGAGATAACTTTACAACTTTGGCAAGAACTTAAGAAAGAAATTTTACACCAAGATTTAAATTCTATTTTCGAATTAGAGATAGAACTTTTCCCTTGCTTAGTTGATATGCGTTTTTTAGGAGTCCGTGTAGATATTGAAGCAGCCCACCAATTAAAAGGCAAACTACTAGAAGAAGAAAAAGAATGCCTACAAATAGTAAAAAAAGAAACATCAGTAGATGTTCAAATATGGGCAGCACGTTCCATCGCGCAAGTTTTTCAAAAACTTGACCTACCATTTGACCGCACTGAAAAAACAAATTCTCCATCTTTTACAAAAAACTTTTTACAGAATCACCCCCACCCACTGGTAAAACGAATAGCCCGAGCCAGAGAAATAAATAAGGCCCATACCACGTTTATTGATACCATAATTAAACATAACCATAAAGGAAGAATTCATGCTGAAATTAATCAATTAAGAGGAGATAATGGAGGAACGGTCACTGGAAGATTTTCTTATTCAAACCCAAATTTACAGCAAATACCAGCACGGAACAAGGAACTCGGACCAGCTATTAGGTCATTATTTATACCCGAAGAAGGCCATACATGGGGTTGTTTTGACTATTCTCAGCAAGAGCCTAGGCTGGTAGTACATTATGCAACTTTACAGAATCTCTATGGAGTGGACGAAGTATTGGAATCATATAAGGGAGGTAATGCAGATTTTCATACTATCGTCGCAGACATGGCAGAGATACCTAGATCACAGGCCAAGACTATAAATCTTGGTCTGTTCTATGGTATGGGTAAAAATAAATTACAAGCTGAATTAGGTGTATCTAAAGATAAGGCTGAAGATTTATTTAGACAGTATCATAATAAAGTTCCATTCGTTAAACAATTGATGGATAATGTTATGCAACGTGCCCAGGATCGTGGTCGAATTAGAACTTTACTTGGTCGACTTTGTCGCTTCCATTTATGGGAACCAAATCAGTTCGGGATTCATAAAGCATTGCCACACGATGCAGCGCTCACGGAACACGGACCAGGGATCAAGAGAGCATATACTTACAAAGCTTTAAATAAATTAATACAAGGAAGCGCGGCTGATATGACAAAGAAAGCAATGTTAGAATTATATAAAGAAGGAATTATACCACATGTACAAGTACATGATGAATTAGATATATCAGTCAAGTCAAAAGAACATGCAGAAAAAATAATAAATATCATGGAAGACGCTGTTTCTCTTGAAATTCCTAATAAAGTAGACTATGAATCTGGCCCCAATTGGGGTATAATAAAATAAAAGAGGAGAAAACTATGGAAAAAGTAAAACAAGAAGCTAAAAGAATATGGAACTTAGCAATAAATAATAAAAAAGCTACAATTATAGTTATAGTTGCTGTTATCATAATTTACGAACTAGTTACAAAGTAAGTCATGTTAAATGGCTTACTTGAATGTCAATACACCTGCAACTTATGCGCAGATCAGGAGAGAATATCTTTATGATCTTAAAGAGCATCATGGAGAAGTTGAAGACTGTATTATATTTGGGTTGGCATCTATTACAGGACGTCCTGTGCTCTTTCATGCTATTATGGAGAACGGTGCGGTGTTCTATCGTCTCCCTATTTCAGCCTTTATTCAACAAGGATTCAAATCAGAAGAAGTTCCTAAATGTAGGTTGGATGAACTTCAGTTATGGAATTGTTTTAGTTATTATCCTACTGTCACTTCTTTCGATATCTTAGACGCACAATCAGGCAAATACTGGGGAAAAGACAAGAAATGGCACGACGGAAAATATTTATTTACTGTTGACTGGGCCCATCCAGAGAGTAATATAGTAGACACAGATCATTCTGAAATATCGCACGAACACAAGTGCGCACACATACTTGCGTTAGAAAATGGCAACTATGCAGCTCAACCAAACAATCGAATCATATGGAATATTCCTTCGTTTACAGTAAAGGATGAGGTTCCATGGGATTGGAAGGTACAAACTTCAGATTGGAATGTAGAAGATAAAAGTAAATGGAGAACAGAAGATTCGGATAGATTCTTCTATGATATTAAGGAAAAGAAAAATGATTAAATGGATTAAAAATTTATTTGCTAAAATATTTGGTGTAGTTGAAAAACCACTTATATTGGAAAAAGAAATAAAAGAAGTTATTATTGAATCTAAAAAAATTCAATGCAACACACATTCAAGATTTAAAAAATCTTGTCCTATTTGTGTAGAGGCCGCTAAGTGACCAAGAAATGTAAGAACTGTAATTGTGATTGTCACTGTGATGGCAAACTTCATGCGGACATATATGGAGTATGCACCTGTGAAAATTGTAAATGTAGAGAAGTAAAAGATGAACCAAAAGGTCTTATTATTGATGAGACAGGAGAGTGTGAGGGGTGTCAATAGATGCCTAAACCCATAAAAAAATGGATTGTAAAACTAAGAATGTTTTATGCTGATCTAAGAGGACATCATGGAAAAAAATGGAACTATGAGCCCTCCGAATGTTATATGGGAAGAAAAAGAAAAAAATGAATGATAAATTAATAACAGTGCTTCTAGCAATTTTAATTGCTCTTTCTGGTTGGTCTCTTACAACTACAGTGGGTCTTAAATCAGATGTAGCAGTTCTTAAAGAAAAGGTATCAGGTATTGAAAATGAAATACAGGACGTTAAAACTCTTAAGATTAAGAAAAATCGCAAGAAAAAGAAAAAGAACAACTGAAATAGTGGCACAGGCTTTGATAATTGGCCTAGCGTTGGTTCTGGTTCTTTTAGTTGGATGTAGTCATAATATGGTTCCACATGAGACAAAAATAGAATATGGTACAACCGACACAGATTCCAAAAATAGTAAACTTCAGGAAAAGAAGTTTATTACACAAACCTGGAGATGGAATAGTAAATGAAAATATCAGATAACACAGCCATAAGTATGCCTATGCGTAATCTACTGTCCATTGTGGCAGCAGTTGGTTTAGGTGTTTGGTCTTATTTTGGAGTTGTAGAACGATTAAATAATTTAGAAACTAAAGGCACACTTTTAGAAAAAGATTTAGAACAAGTACAAGAAAGACTTTCTGGTGATATAGAAAAAAATAATGAATTTAGAATCAAGTGGCCTCGTGGAGAATTAGGATCGCTTCCGGCAGATTCAGAACAATTTATGTTAATAGAACATATGTCAGGTCAAATAGAACAAATACAAAAGCAAATCGAAGAAGGTATGCACAATAAAGTTAATATTGAGTTCTTACAAAAACAACTAGAAAAGCTACAAACAACTCTTGAAAAAGTTCAAGAAGAAC